ACACTATTAAATTTTATATACAAAGCAAGTTTGCCGCTGTTATGCCACATTTTGCTGGTATCTCAATGTTACCTTTCCATCATAGAAAGGATGAATGTAACCAAAGAGGTAATGAAAAATTGATATTCTGAAAACACACTCAATGCTTTTGTCATTAAGTATTGCCAACGCTTTATTCATACACTCTATAATTTTTCCTTCGGGATTAACTCCTCTGTGAAGTTCTTTTTGCGTTGCACTGAGGACGCTTGTTGAATCTTTTCTGAAGATTTTACCGTCAGGCAAATCAGACGGGTTATCTTCTTCGATTTCAAAATATACTAAATCATTGTACAGGTTGCGGATATCTTCGCAGGTGTCAAAGGACATAGTTTCATTTTTTTGCAACATAAGATATTTTTGCACAAGCCCCATAAAACGCTTCCCGTGGCTCTTTGTTTCCAGTTCTGACAAGACACTGTTAATTTCTCTTCTTGAGCTGTAAACACCTTCAATATCATTTGTCTTTACAATTTCATCAACCAAACATCTGATAGCGAAATGGTCAATTGCTTTTTCGGGTAATGAATCCCTTAAAGCTTTGATTTGCTTATCGGTTTTATAAATGTCACGAATTTTCGTAATAAATTCGGGTATCATCACAAAAAAAGCAGGGTTATCGTGTATCAGAAAATCTAAGTGTACTGCGTATTCGCTTTTATACCTTTCGTTGTAAATTTTTTCATAATTTTCTTTGTCAGAATAAAACAGCTTATCTAAAGATTTATACCCCAAATGTATCACCTCTCCAATAAGTATTATATGCCGTAATTTAACAATTATACGCATATATCAGAAAAGCAATTCGTAAAAATAGGCTGTTTTTACGAATTGAATATAATTATACACCGACAAATTCACAAAATCAATATATTTTTACAAATTTAACTGTTACAGTAAAACAGCTTTTCGCTTTATCATTCCAATTTGTGCAATCGATTGCACATTTTCAGAATTTGTTTTGTCCATTCGAGTGGACATTTTCGCTGACTTATTTTGTTTACTCGAGTAAACATTTTCGCTTTATCACCCCAAAATGGGAAATTGATTTCCTATTTTAGGGCGGTCTTTTTCATTTATCCTATTTAATCGGCAGATCGTGGCTGTCGGTGTATGGGGCTCACTGCAGAGCCTTACTTACTTCTTTTACAAGACCGAGGATTTGAACACGGGTGACGTCGTTATTTTTGAACACTCGTGGGGGATAGTAGGGGTTGACTGAATGCAACTCAACGGTGTTATCGTTGTAAAGGACCTTTTTAACAACAGCCTCTTCATCGTCAACGAGGACTGCGGCAATCTGACCGCTGTCAACGGAAGTTTGCTTTTTAATAAGAATTTTACTGCCGTCATCAATCAGAGGGCTCATAGAATCACCGTGAACATTTATCCATATATATTTATCCTGTTCTGAGGGGCAGGTGATGTATGTAGGCATATAGTCAACAGGCACATCCTGAGCTATCACTCCGAACCCTGCCGAAATGCTGTCATATACCGGTCGCATAAATACATTTGTTTGCGGAAGGGGGGTTGCTTGTTCCGGTGTTTTATCGTCCCAACCCATAATATACGCAGGAGTAGTTCCTAAAGCTTTACAAAGCGGTTCTAATACGCTTGTTGGTAACTTTTCAATCTCGCTGCTTTCATATCTGTATATTGTAGCTCTGTTCTTTCCTATCAGCTCGGCAAGTTTATCAACAGTTATATTTTTTTCTTCTCGCAATTTTTTAATGCGTTCGCCGATTGTCATAAGTAACACCTTTTTTCAATATATTGTTATTGACATAATGCAAAATAAGTTGTATTATAATGGTAGTAAGGGAACGGCTTTAGCTGTTCCGCTATTCAAAAACTAATTATTTTTTATAACCGTCTTGTATTGCAGTACAGGGCGGTTATTTCTTTATGGTGAACACAATAAAAAATGTGAAAATTACTATCACAGCTATGTATTCCACGCAATCACCCCCTTTCTCAAGGGAGTCGAAACAGCCGCCACCGTTCCTTTACTGTACAGTATTATAACATAACGGTTGCAAAAATGCAACTACTTTTTGAAAAAATAAAAATAATTTTGCAAAAATGCGAAAAATATATTGACAATAACTTACAAGGGTGGTATCATATAGTTGTCGCAGAAATGCAACACAATAAAAACTGGAGGTGATAAAATTGACTAATGTTGATAAGCTGAAAGGGGCTATCAAGGAGAAAAGATTAACCCCTGAAAAGGTTGCTGAAAGTATCGGTATCGACAAAAGTACGATGTATCGTAAACTTTCTAACGGTGGTGAGGATTTTACCATTAAGCAGGCAGACGCTATCACACAAATTCTCGGATTAACAGGTGATGAGGCACAGGCTATTTTTTTTAGTCAGTTTGTCGCATAAATGCAACTATTATATTAAGGGGGTGAGAAAATGGGATTTTTTAATAATTTATTCAACATAGAAAAAGCACCAACAGTCAACAAGACTGTCAGTGCACCTTATGTTCCGCCTTATCCTTTAGAAAAAGATTTTTATACTTTTGATAAGGTAGAGTGGAGCGGAGCGTTACCACCTCATTCAATGACACTTTCTTTTGTACTTCCTTATTCCGATTGGTGCGAATTTGAAAAGTCAGACCTTTATCGAGATTTGGAGAATTATCTTCAGGAATTACAAAAACGAGGTAACCCGAATGAGAATGTAGGCACTCAAGATTGATAGGCAGATGTTCATTGTATGTCGGAACATACTCATCAACACCTTTTGCCTTGTGATGATAAGAATTAACTTCGTGGGTGTTGTAATCTTCGGTGTACTCTATGCCGTTCAGAACTAATTGAATGTCGGTAACAGAAATAGGCAGTTGCGATTTATTGTTAAGTTTATAATGAATGAAAAGTCTTTTCTTTCCCTGCACGCCTAATTTGTATGCGTATTCAAGCATTGTGATTTCCAAATTCACTTTGTGCGAAACAAAATAGTTAATCAGGTTTATTAAAGATATTAAAAAGCCTGCAATGCCTAAAATACCACTAATTATTACCCACATATAATCAGCTCCTTTGCTCGATTATAACATTCGCAAAAGATATTTGCAATACAATCAATAATACCACAATCGCAGTCCCATTAAACGGACTTAGCTGAAAAGAGGTGAAGAAAGACGGAAGTAATAATAATTTTAGGACTGCTAATGCTTTGCACAGCTTTTGTTTCAGCAGTATTAGCAATAAAAATAGTAGCCGCCCATTTGTATAAAACAATAGACAGCTACCTTGATAAGCACGACGCTCAAATTATGGATCTGATTAAGTGGGCAAAGGAGAATGAAAATTGAACAAGTTTTTAATGTTTGTAGTGTTTATTCTCAACGCAATTATCTTATTTCTGCTGATTACAGCAATGCTTATCAAAGCAGAGGTTATCCTTTAAGAAAGAAGTATTCAAATAATGCAATCAAAATTGCTGATAATAGTGAAATTGCAATAAATGGCATTGAATATTTAGTAATTCCTAATATCAAAACTTTTATGTTTCGTGTTTTGTATGTATACATCTTTTTATCTAACGGTCTTAAAGGAATTCCTAAAGCAGAACAACAATCGTCATATTCTTTGTCGACTAATTTTGAAATGCTTTGAAAGTTAATTTTATCTAATGGAAGAGAAAATACATAGCTGAGTTTTCCGCCAGCGATAAGTTTATTATCGGCAATAATATCTTCGCATTTTTCAACGGCTTGTTTAATTTCAAAAGTAATTTCCTTTTTGTACAAATGTTCTTCAAGCAGGTTGAATATGGGGAAAATCACTAATTCATATCGTTCTTTCAGATAGGTTTTGTTCTGTTCCTTTTTAAATAATATCCAAGACAGAACCAAAGTGCATAAGGTTGAAACTGCGGATATTATTAAAGTCAACCACGATAAAATATCATTCATATTATGCCTCCTTTCATAGTTAATCATAACATTTAAGGTCGTGTAAAGCAATAAAATATCGAAAAGCAGGTGAGAAAATGGCAAAACTTAAACTTATTGACACAAAGGATAAGTTCCTTCTTGAAATTGACGGAACAGAAATTCCGTATGTTACAAGCTATCAGATAACACGAACGGTCGGCGAGGTTGTACTGCTCAAGCTGGCACTCAGCGTAGCTGATGTTGAATCAGTCGAAATCGTTTCAGACAAAATTACCAACGAAAAATAGGAGGCGAAAGTATGGACACAGTTCAGATGAACAAAAAAATCAAAGAAATTATGGATAGCAGTGATTTCTATCTGCTTTCGGAAGATGCTGCAAAGGCTATTGGAGTTGCTCCGCAAAAGTTGCGTGAACAGGCAAAGGACGAACCCGAAAAATTGGGCTTCAATGTAATTGTAGTCGGCACATCTATCCGTATTCCGAGAATACCGTTTCTCAATTATATTCTCGGTTCAAACCCGTTGAAAGGAGTGTAACAAATGCGGTTAAGAAATTACCCGACAAAAAGAAAACTGCTCAAAGATATTGAAAACCTCAGAGCAGAGAACAGACATCTCAGCATTGAACTGAGAAATGCAAGAACAGACCTTGCACTCGAAAAAACAGCGTCAAGCGGTTATCGTCACGAAAACCGAGAGCTAAAACGCAAGCTCAAAGCCCTTGAAACGCCTGAATCCGAAGCATTCAATTTTGAATGTATGGGTGTTTCAAATGTCAACTAAAAAAGAAAAATCCGCTGAAGCTCTGCAAAGCCTCAACGGATAGCAAGGATATAACAAATATCACAAATTTGATTATATCCTTTCTTACTCAAAAAATCAAGAAGAAAGGTTGAAAAATGTCAGAAATAACAGTAAGCGAACAGCATAAGCAGGCAATTGAACTGCATCAGAAGATAATTGTCAGCGCTAACCTTGCACAACAGAACATATGGGATATGTGCAACGGACTTAAAACAATGCGTGACAACAAGCTGTACAAGGAGCTTGGATATCAGAACTTTGAGGACTACTGCGAGAATGAAGTAGGCATGAAACGCAGTAACGCATATAACTATATTTCTATTGTAGAAAAAATAAATCCTGAAAATGTCCAAACGTTTGGACAAATTAGCAAAAGTAAGTTGATGTTGCTTGCTACCATAAGCGAACCCGAACAGGCTGAAATCGCCGAAAAGCTTGACCTTGAAAACACAACGGTCAAGCAGTTAAAGGCAGAGATTGACAGGCTGAAGGACGAAAAGCAGGAGGCAACCGACAAGAGCATTGACTATTGCCGACAGCTCAATAACGCTAAGAAAGACGCCGACTATTACAAACAGCAGGCGGACACTTCAAAAGAAAGCTATCGCAATATTGAAAATCAGCTTGCAGAGGAAAAGAACAAAAATTTTAAGCTGACGAATAAAGTTCAGGAGCTTGAAAGCCGTCCTATCGAAGTTGCTGTTGCAGAGCCGACAGATTATGAACGCAGACTTAACGAAACAATCAAATCAATTGAAAAAGAAAACGAAAAACATAATGACAGGCTCGAGGCTGAATATCGTGAAAACGAAAAAATCGTCAGAAAACAGCTTGAGGATGAAAAACAGGAGGCTCTTCGCAAACAGAAAGAGGAGTATGAAGAAAGGCTGAAAAATGTTCAGACTGCCGACGGTCCATCAGATGACAAGGATGTCTTTAAGGCATATTTTTCAATTGCATATGACAGCTTTGTCCGTATGCTCGATTTCGCCAAGCAGTCACAGGACAAGGAATTTTTCAAAGGCAAGGTTGAACATCTTATCAATGCACTTGCCGTACAGAACACAAATCTTTAAGGGGGAACAACAATGAAACTTTATGAGCTTACCGAGATGTACTCGGATTTATTTAATCAGTTTGACGCTATCAACGAATGGGAACCCGATACGAATGCAGACGGAATGCCGATTGATGATGACGGCAATATCATAGCCAATGTGGACGCATACCGCAACAAGATGTTGACAGCGTGGTTTGACACTCTTACGGGTATTGAGGGCGAATTTGACGAGAAAGCTGAGAGTATTGCAATCTACTACAAACAGCTTCTTGCCGAGGCTAAAATGCTTAAAGCCGAAAAGGCGGCAATTGCAAAAAGACAGTCACAAAAAGAAAAACAAGCGGAGAGCCTTAAAACCTATCTGTTTAAGTCAATGCAGGCACTCGGCAGACAGAAGATTGATATGCCGAGAGCGGTTATGTCGCTTAAAAAGAACGCTCCGAGCCTTGTTATTGATGATGAAATTTCATTTGTTGAGTGGGCAGAGGAACACAACCTTGACCACCTCTTAAAGTACAATATGCCCGAAGTGAAAAAGAATGATGTCAAGGCTCTCTGCAAAAAGGGCGAAGAAATCCCCTTCGTACATATGGAAGCCAAGCAGTCGTTAAGTATTAAGTGAGGTGTTATTTATGGGATTACCTATATTGGTTTTAGGATATTCAGGCAGCGGAAAATCTGCCTCTTTAAGAAATTTCAAAGCAAATGAACTTGCTCTTGTGAATGTAAACGGAAAATCACTTCCGTTCAGAACCAAATTCACTTCTTCAATCAATTCCGACAATTACATTGATATTGAGGACTTTATCAAAAAGCAGAAATGCAAGTCAATTGCAGTTGATGACGCACAGTATCTCATGGCTAACGAGTATATGAGAAGAGCCAAGGAAACAGGCTTTCAGAAGTTTACCGATATCGGTAAAAATTTTTGGGAGCTTGTAAAAGAGGTCGAAACTCTCCCGAATGACACGATTGTTTATTTTCTCAGCCATATTGAAACCGACGAAAACGGCAGACAGAAAGCTAAAACAATCGGCAAGTTGCTTGACGAAAAAATCTCGGTCGAGGGAATGTTTACCACGGTTTTAAAAACTGTTGTCGTTGACGGCAAGTATCTTTTTGCAACACAAACGGACGGTAACGATACCTGTAAAAGTCCGATAGGCTTGTTTGATTCAATGTACATATCAAATGACCTTAAAATTGTTGATGAAGCATTGAGAACATACTATTCAATGCAACCCGAACAGTATTGTGATGAGTGCAAAGCACCGATACTTTCGGACGGCAAACGCACCGTTAAACAGATCATTGACGGCACAACAAAAAATTACGGCAGACAACTCTGTATGCAGTGTGTTGCAAGGCTGATAAAGCAGAAGAAACAGGAAAAGCAGAGAGAGGGTGCAGACAATGCAACTTCGACCGTATCAGAATGACCTTGTTGAACAGGTAAGACAGGCTTGGCGAGAGGGTTACAAAGCCCCTTGCATTGTCCTTGGATGCGGTGGCGGAAAGTCCTGCATTGTCGCAGAAATTGCAAGACGAACAACTTGGAACGGGAAACGGGTGCTGTTCCTTGTTCACAGGAGAGAGCTTGTTGACCAAATATTCAGAACCTTTGTCCGCTGGGGTGTGCTTATGGATTTGTGCCAAATCGGTATGGTGCAGACCTTTACACGAAGATTGAAGAAACTGCCAAAACCCGCACTTATAATCACAGACGAAAATCATCACAGCCTTGCACAAAGCTACAAACGCATTTACGAACATTTTTCGGATGTTCCGAAGGTTGGCGTCACCGCAACACCTGTCCGATTAAACGGTGACGGTTTGGGCGATGTCAACGACAAGCTCATAATCGGGGTGAGTACAAAATGGCTCATCAAACATAACTGCCTTGCCCCGTATGATTACTATGCTCCGAGTGTTGCCGACCTTACAGGACTGCACACCAAAATGGGCGAATATGTAACAGCGGATATTGAAAAGGCAATGATTAAAAACACGGTGTTCGGTGATGTTATCAAATATTACAAACAGCTTGCAGACGGTAAAAAAGCCGTCTGTTACTGTTCCTCGGTAAAGCACAGTCTTGCAACAGCGAAGGCATTCCGTGACGCAGGAATTTCAGCCGAGCATATTGACGGAGCAACTCCGAAGGCACAGAGAGAACAGATTATAGCCGATTTCAGAAACGGCAAAATTACAATCCTCTGCAATGTGGATTTGATTTCAGAGGGCTTTGATGTGCCTGACTGCGAATGTACAATTCTGCTCCGACCTACTCACAGCCTTACGCTTTACATTCAGCAGTCAATGCGGTGTATGCGTTATAAGCCAAACAAAAGGGCGGTAATCATTGACCATGTGGGCAACTATGCAAGGCACGGAATGCCTGATGACGACCGAGAATGGACGCTTGAAAAACGCAAAAAGCTGAGTGTTAAAAAAATCGAAAAGGAGCAGGAGGAAAAGGTCAGACAATGTCCCGAATGTTTCTTTACATTTTCAGCACCGCCGGCAGGGCAGAAAGCCATGTGTCCGCATTGCGGTTATGTTTTCCCGACAGCCGAAAGGACCGTTGAAACCGATACCACCGCAAAGCTCATTAAGGTTGAGGGATTCAAGCTTGATTTCAGCACACCCGATGATTGCCACAGCTATGCGGACTTGCTTGCATACGCAAAAAGCCACGGCTACAAAACAGGCTGGGCATATTTTCAGGCACGAAAGAGAGGTATGATAGCTTGACAGAAGAACACGCAATTCAGAACAAAATCCGTATTGCAATTGCACCGTACTGCGATATTTTCCGTATAAATGTAGGTGCAGGCTTTACAAAGGACGGCAGATATTTCAATACGGGAGTTCCGCCCGGATTTTCGGATTTGTTCGGTGTCAGAAAATCAGACGGAAGGGCGGTTTTTATCGAGGTTAAAACTCCCAAAGGCAAGCCAACCGAAAAACAACAGAAATTTATACAGATGATGAAACTCAACGGTGCTGTTGCAGGAGTGTGCAGAAGTGCCGATGAGGCGATAGAGTTAATTACAAAGGAGTAAAATTATGGGATTTAAAGCAAATTGGAGTGAGGCGGCACAGTCTAACTCACTCAAACCCGAGGGCGATTATGAGTGTCTTATAGCAAAGGCAGAGGAGCGTGACTACACAAATTCAAAAGGCGAGGAAAAAACCTGCCTGAACATTTCGTTCATTATCCGAAACGATGTTGAGCAGGGGTACAAAAACGGACATATATTCCACACTTTGTGGAAACGCAGAGAACCTACCGAGAACGACAAGCAGGTCAAGGGCTACGGTTTTAATCAGGTTATGGCTCTCGGCAAAGCGGCAGGACTTCCCGACGGCAAGGATTACGACAGCCTTGAACAGTTCCTTGAAGAACTCATTAAAAAGCCTGTTCGTGTAACGATTAAGCACGGCGAATGGAACGGCGAAAAAAGAGAAGAAGTCAGCTGGCTCAATCCGACTAAGTTTCCGACAGTAAAGCATACTTTTAAGCAGTCGCAGAGTTCAACGGCTCAGACCTATGCACAGCCACAGCAGAGTTATGCACCTGCACAGACAGCAAATCAGGGCTTTGTTGATATGCCGATTGACGATGATTTGCCGTTCTGATTTTAAAAAAATTCTTCGGGAATTGCATAAAGCAGTGCAATTTTCACCGTGTTTTTCCTTATATATGGAGGTGAAAAAATGGGCTTTACAAATTTAAACCCAAATAAAAATAAATATTTTGCAGTTCCCGAGGAATTGAAAGGTTACAAAAACTGGGTGTGCTGGCAGTCATATCCAGATCCGAAATCACACAGCGGAATTTCAAAGAAGCCGATAAATCCAAGAACGGGTGGCTTTGCAATGCCGAATAACTCGGACACTTGGTCGGACTTTGAAACAGCAGTCAGAGAATCTGCCAAATATTCGGGTATAGGCTTTATGTTCTCAAATTCACCGTTTTTCGGTGTTGACCTTGACGATATGCCGAATGACATTCAGGACTACCAAAACGGCGGAGCTGACAACATAATCAGCGAGTTTGTGAACACTTTGCAGAGCTACACCGAATTTTCGCAGAGTAAGACAGGTGTTCACATAATCTGCAAGGGAACTCTTCCCGAGGGCAGAAGAAAGGCGAAGAATGATTCGGGCGGTTTTGAAATGTACGAAAACGGCAGATTCTTCGTAGTGACAGGAGATTACTGCTCTGCATATGCGTACATAAACGATTGCACCGAAAGCATAAAGCCGCTGCATTCAAAATATCTCGGCAAGGCAACAGAGCCACAGCCTAAGCTCCGTAACATTGAGGTTAATCCGAACACCGTTGACGATATTGTCAGAATCGCCTGCAATGCCAAGAACGGAAGTCTTTTCAAGGCTCTGTACAGCGGTGATTTTTCGGCTTACTCGTCACAGAGCGAGGCGGACATGGCTTTTTGCAATATGCTTGCGTTCTGGTGCGGTTGCGATACCGACAAAATGGATTCGATTTTCAGACAATCAGGCTTAATGCGTGACAAGTGGGACAGAAAACAGTCGGGTACAACCTACGGCATTATAACCCTGCAAAAGGCTGTGTCGGGCTGTACGCAGACCTATAACCCAAAACAGCATAACGATTATTCAATTTCAATCGGTGAGGGCAAGGCTGTTCAAGCGGTTGACGAAGAAAAAATGCGTGCCTACACCTTTGACGATATGGGTAACGCCGACAGGTTTGTTGATTTATTCGGCGATAATGTAAGGTATTGTTACACTGAGAAAAAGTGGTATTACTACAATTCTATGAAGTGGTGTGTTGACAATATCGGGGTAGTTTTGCGAATGGCAGACAAAAGCGTTGAGGCTATGAAAGCCGAAGCAAGGCTGTACTTGCAAGCTGATGAAGAGAACGGCGGAGATATGTCAAAAGCATTTGAAAAGCATATGAAAGTAAGCCGTTCCAACAAATCAAAAAAAGCAATGCTCAACGAGGTTGAACACCATATCCCCGTACTTCCGGCACAAATGGATAAATACCGTATGGCATTAAACACCCCAAGCGGAATAATCAACCTAAAAAACGGCGAAGTGAGGGCGCATAATCCCGAATATTATTTTACAAAGATTACTTCGGTTGACTGTTCTCAAACGGCAGAGTGTCCCCGTTGGCTTGCATTTCTTGACGATATTTTTGCAGGCGATAAGGAGCTTATTCGCTACATTCAAAAGGCGGTCGGTTACAGTCTGACAGGCTCAACAGCCGAGCAATGCGCATTCTTCCTTTACGGCACGGGACGAAACGGCAAGAGTACATTCATTGATGTTATCCGTGATGTATTCGGCGACTATGCCGCAAACATTCAGCCTGAAACTATTATGGTAAGAAACTCTCAGAGCAGTGCCATAAACAGCGATATTGCACGGTTAAAAGGTGCAAGGCTTGTCACCTCGGTTGAGCCGAACGAGGGCGTGCGAATTAATGAGGGACTTCTCAAACAGCTTACGGGTGACGATACCGTAACGGCAAGAAAGCTGTACAGCGAGGAATTTGAGTTCAAGCCCGAGTTTAAGCTGTGGATGGCGACAAACCATAAACCGATTATCAGAGGCACCGACACGGGCATATGGCGAAGAATACATATGATACCGTTCAATGTTCAGATTCCCGAGGATAAGGTTGATAAGAACCTTACGCATAAGCTCAAAGCCGAAATGACCGCAATTTTCAAATGGTGTATCGACGGCTGTATTCTTTGGCAGAGAGAGGGTTTGAAAATGCCGTCTGCCGTTCTTCAAAGCGTGAGAGAGTACAAGCGTGAAATGGATGTCATTTCCGCCTTTATCGAGGACAGATGTGTGTTAGAGGGTTCGGTTCAGGCAAGCACGCTCTATGCCGCCTATACAAGCTGGGCAGGGGATAACAACGAATATTGTATGTCAAATACCAAATTCAGCACCGAACTTGCCAAACGATTTGAAAAAGTAAAGGGAAGAAATTTCAATTATTTCAACGGAATTTCAATTTATAAAGATTGTTAGTGTGGTAGCTTGAGGAGGGTTTACGGGTTTTTCTAACCTTTCGTATAAGAAAAATAAACT